AAGATTAAATCAATGAAGAAGACTACTCTTGCAGTAATCGGTATATTCACAGTAATTGTTATTGTTAATATGCTCGGTTATGGTGGTTAATGTAGGTACAGAACAACTACCTGTATGGGTGTATGTTCACCATAGGATGAAGTGATGAGTAGATTGATATTATTTATTGCTATGCTTGTGTCAATGACAGCAATAGCCTTCTTCAATATGCCACAACAGATGTACCAAGCAGGAAGTAAGATGATGTTTCCTGCTCAAGATGTAACGAAAGTACAGCCACAGACATTAGTATGTGATTGTAATTGTAATAAATAGGAGAAGAGAATGTTAAGATATGAAATGCCTAAAGCACCTGCTAAGAAAGAACCTGCTAAGAAAAAGAAAGCTAAGTAGTTGATTTAACTATACACTTAGTATTATAATGTGCCTAAACGGAGAACCCTATGACCTTTAGAGAACTTATTAACGAAGTCCTAATCAGGTTGAGAGAAGACACCATTGCTACCGATTGGTCGGGTAATATCAATGATAGTACAACAGTAACTGACTATCAAAAAGTTATTGGCTCACTGATTAACGACTCAAAACGTAACATAGAATCATATCACGATTGGTTAGTCCTACGTGAAACTAAAGACATAGCTACCGTATCAGGTACTAGAAACTACAGTCTAGCTTCTGGTCAAGAGATTAAGATTATTGATGTTATCAATCAATCTACTGGTGCCAATTTAGTACAAGTATCAAGACAGTATATTAACTCTACGCTTTATCCTAGTGAGAACTCAGGTGAGCCTATGTATTATGCTTTCAACGGTGCTGACTCTTCTAACAACCTCAAAGTAGATTTAGAACCTAAACCTAATTCAGTACAGACGGTTTCATTTGACATAGTTAAGTACCAAGATGAATTAAAGACAGCTTCGACTACATTAAAGATACCCAGCAAGCCTGTTATCTTAGGTGCATGGGCTAGGGCGGTATCTGAACGAGGCGAAGACGGTGGTTCAGGTGCAAGCATTATAGCTATGGAAGTATCTGAATCTGTCAATCAGGCTATTATGTTAGATAGTGGTAATACTCAATATGAATCGGATTGGTACGTTAATTAATGGCTAAACAACTCTCCTATAAACCTCTAAACGATATAGGACTTAATGGTCTTAATACCCAGAACAACCCTGCTACGTTAGACCATACTTGGTTAGCTAAAGCAGAGAACATTGTTCTTAGAGAGTCAGGTCGTATATCATTTAGAAAAGGTTTAAAGCAGAATATCTTGGCTAACACTGATGGTGCTGCTTCAGCTCCACTACCAATAGGTTCGTTAGTTGAACATAAAGACGGTTCTACTGATAAGATATTCGCAGGAATAGGTACTAAGGTTTATACAGTTGACTATTCATCCCCAGCTACTCCCTGGACTGGTGCTTTCACAGCAGGTACAGCTTCAGATTGGCAGTTTGTAAACTTCAATAAAGGCTTATATGGATTTCAAACGGGCAACCCTCCTATTAAATACACTTCTAGTACGTGGGCGGTAACAACAACTAAACCAGCAGGTGTTACTACATTCGACCCTAGTTGTGGAATGGGCTACTACGGTAGAAACTGGGTGGGTGGTATTACAGACGAGAAAGACGTAGTTTATTACACAGATACATTACAAGGTGATAACTGGACTACAGGGGCTTATGGTTCTATTGACCTTAAAACTGTATGGGGTACAGATGAGATTGTAGCTATTGCTCCTTTCTACGGTAAGTTAGTAATCTTCGGTAAGCATAACATTGCCATTTATAATGGACCTCAAGAGCCTACTACGATGGCATTAGATGAAGTCATTAGAGGTGTTGGTTGTGCTTCGAGAGATACAGTTATAGCTGTTGGTGATGACTTACTATTCTTATCTGATACTGGTGTTAGGTCTTTAAACAGAACCTCTGAGGTAGATAAGTTACCTCTTACTGAATATTCAATAAATGTAAAAGATACATTAATTAGAAACATATCACAAAGCTCTAACGTAAAGAGCGTGTACGTGGAGAATGAAGGTGTTTATATCATGTCATTCCCTGACTTGAATATTACATACGTCTTTGATATGAAACATCTAACACCGAACAAGTCACCCAGAATAACAACGTGGCACTTTGATTCAGATAGAGAGCCTACGAGTATGGCTTATACTGAATCTAAAGGATTCTTACTAGGACAGAGAGTTGGTAGTGTGGCTTCTTATGAAGGTTACTACGACAAGCAATATAATAGTGGTGGTACATATACAACATATTCTTATACTGGAACATTCTTAACAACATGGTTAGACTTAGGTGATTCTGCCTTAGCTGCTTTATTAAAGAAACTAAAGGCTATTATTAGTGGTGGTTCAGGAACTGTCGTTGGTTTGAAATGGTATAAAGACTTTAATGTTATTCCATCTAAAACTCTACAGTTTCAATTAAATCCTTCAACTACTGGTACAACCTCACTATGGGGAGCTAGTAGTTCTTTATACGGTGCTACTACAGTTTCGCATACACACGTTGCAGCTACTCACCCTGCTAGCTCTACTTATGCCCCTGTGTATGGTTTAAAAGAATATCAATTAAATCTAACAGGGTCAGCTAAATTCTTACAGATTGAAATGAGTGCAGAAACAAAAGGACATGTAGCATCATTACAAACTTTAACTTTATTATATAAACAAGGGAAAATACGATGAGTAACTATACAATAGCAGTAGCTTGGTCAGGTAAAGATGCCTTATCTGATTCCGATGCAGCCAAGGTAATATCAGGTGCTGACTTTAACACAGAATTTACAACAGTACAAACAGCAGTTAATACTAAAGCTGATTTAAACGGTTCAACAACAGAAGCATTTAATTCAAGTAACTTAGCTGCTGCTGGAACTCTAGCGGTAACTGGGGCTACAACATTAGTTGGGGCTACAACTGCTGCTGCAATTACAGCGTCTGGTACAGTTACATTAAATGGCTCAGTTGCTGGTACTGGAGTTAAAGATGAAGACGATATGGCTAGTGATAGTGCGACTGCTATAGCAACACAACAAAGTATTAAAGCCTATGTTGCTGCACAAATAGCCACTGTCACCACAACAGTGACTTGGACTTACATTACTAGATATACTTTATTTACTAGCACAACAGGTAATCATAATACTGCGACTTCATCAAGTGTTCCAACAGCTCAAGTACCTGCTACTGCTAGTGCTATCATTCTTACATTCTTAACACAAGCTGATGAAACTACCACTACTGCGAATATTGCTGCAACAGGAATAGCTGAGAGGGAAGTAGGTAAGGCGTTTGCTCCTAATAATAGTGATGATGCTGCTGGTAGTTATAACACTATAACAATACCTTATAAGTCTAGTGTAGATATTAAATGGGTTACTGGAAATACAGGTAACGCCAGTAATAAAGTATTAGTTTATATTGATGGGTATATTACTTAATGAAAGATTCAGATAAACAACTTATTAAAATACCAGTATTAACAACTAAAGAGTTTGTTTTATATTTAGAAGACGTTAATGATAATACATTTATACATTGTGATATTAGAACAAAGTGGGATAAAGAGTTAAAACACAATTTAGGATTTTCGTTTAAGATTTTATTAAGTTTAATAAACAGAAAGATAAATGCTTTACACGACACAAAAGATAAAAAACATAAAAAGTTTTTAGAGCTGTTTGATTTTAATAGGGAATACTCTATCATCGGGAATGATGGTAAAGAATACGATATATATAGTAGGAGATAATTATGGGTGCAATAGCAGGACCAATTATAGGTGGCTTAATAGGTGCAAGTGGTGCCAGAAGTGCAGCTAAAACATCAGCAGCAGGTCAAGAAAGGGCAGCTGAATTAGCATACGAGCAATCATTGCCTTGGGATGTTAAAGGAATGTTTGGTTCAGCCACTTTCGATGAAGATGGTAGGGCAGCAGATATTCAATTAGACCCAGAAATGAAAGCGTTGTATGACCGATTATATGGTCGTGCTGGTGGATATGCTGAACAGGTTGAAGCTATGGGCAAAGACCCTCTTGCTATGCAACAAAAATTCTACGAAGAACAAAAAGCTATAGCAGCACCTGGAGAAGAAAAAGATAGACTAGCTCTTGAAAACAGATTATTAGCTCAAGGAATGTTAGGTTCTACAGGTGGTGCTAGCAGAATGGGTGAGTTACAAACAGCACAAGGTATGAAAGACCTAGTAAGGCGTGCCGATGCAATGAGTCAATCACAACAAATGCTCGACTTATATCGTACAAGAGAGACTGGTGATATTAAACAAGCCCTAGGTATTGGAGCATTACCTTATGACTATGCTACCCTTGGTCGTGGTATCGGTGGTGGAATGTCAGGTGCTGCTACATACGGTGCTGGTCTTCGCTCTGAAGGTGCTAAAGGAATTGGTGCTACAACTGCTAATGCTTGGGGTGGACTTGGCAGGCAAATTGGCGAGGCTGACTGGGGAAATATGTACGGTAACAGAGGTGGTGGTTATCAAGGTAGTTACGACTCTTGGGGTAATCAAGGAGGGTTCGAGTTTGACCAAGGCGGACCTGAGTTTTGGTAATAGGAGAATAATATGGCACAATCAATGTTTGGCAATATGTATGATGCCCGTAAAACAGATATGGAGGCAAACCGTAAAGCTGCTGTAGATGCCGCCTCTTTAGGTGGATATAGAACTATGGCAGCTGTCGCTGGTGAAATGGGTGGTATGCTTGGTGGCGGTATTGCTGGTTCTATGGGAGCATTACAGCCAGCACAAGCGAAACACGCTGCTATCCAAGAGCTTATGGGGGAATTTCCAGACCCAACCACGTACAACGAATATATGACTATTGCTGGAAGACTATCTTCACAAGGTTATTTAGATGAGGCTAACCACTTTAATGAACTAGCCAAGAACGCCTCGCTTAGTGAGTCAAAAATTGCTAAGGCTAATACGCCAAGCGATGATACTTATAAAGAGGCTGGTAATTTGATGTTTAGTCACTTTGATACACCAGATATGCAAAAAGAGCTTTTCAAAATTCAGTTTCCTAACCTCGATGCTGAAGCCCTAGAAGAAGCGTCAAATAAAAAAGGAGCTGCTGCAACAAGACTTAGAAGGTTGAAATCAGCTACAACCTCATTCACAAATTATATTAAAACCAACCCTAAATATAAAGATAAGGCATCCCTAAACGCGTTACTAGGTAATTCAGACGAATTAATGGATGAGTTTAAAATATTTGCTGGTACTAGAAGCAATGAGCATTTTAAATCACTATCAAGTTTATTAATAACAAAGAAACCTACTCAGGGCTTTACTAAAACAACTACAGATGGTGGTACTGGTACTGGTGGAAATATTGATGATGCGGGTGGTACAACTACAAGCATAGGTATTGATAATTGGATTGCTGAACAGAATCCAAACGCTTCTCAATTTGAAAGAAATACTATTAAAAATAACTTTACTGCTCGTGTTGATAACATAGGTGTAATGCTAGACCCAGATGCAGACTCTGCATATTCAACAGTAGGAAGAGTTCCTGGTGTAGATGCAACTTTTGGAAATTTAAGTGACATTAGTGTTTCAGCAGCAAACACCATAACTAGGGCTTGGGGTGATATTACAGACTATTTCGCTGGTGATGGCGCAGAAGCAAGTCAGAAACGTGCTGAATTTAAAGAAGCTAGTGATTGGTTTATCAGTTCAGCAGGTGGTCATAGATATTTTGCTCTTCATCCAGAACGGTTTGAAGAAGCAAGTGCTTCACCTGAAGCTGCTTTAGAGTTTTATAGAAATCTCTCGTCTGATGACAAGGGTTCAGATATTAGCATTATGAACGCAGTGGGCTTATAGGATAATAATATGTCATCAAAATATGTTGAAGGTGTTGGATTAGTTGCTTTAGACCCTAACAAGTCTGAAGAAGAGCAACAAGCTACTATTGATTATTGGAAAACGATAACACCACGACAGAAGGAGCTGACTTTTGCTACTGGCTTTACTGATAATCAATCAATTATCTACAGGCAGTTTGAGCAGAAGTTTTTAAATACAGAAGACGAAAGTAAGCGACAGTGGTTTGAAGACCAGACAAAAGAGTTTGGTCAACAAGTTGGTTATTATGACTCAATAGCTTTAGAAAGTTATTATGAAACGGTGGCTAAGTCAAGAAATTTGTCAGAAGAAGAAGAACAACTACGCTCTTCTAATATGGCAACGATGCAAGAATTTCAAAAAGATATGTACTCAGCTTATGAAAATAGGTCTGGAGATACAACAGAATTACAACAAAAGTATGGTTACACACCTGAAGATATTGATATTTTAGATGGGCTAACTATGATGGCACAAAACCCTTCTTATACAATAGGCTCATTGACATCTATGGTTGTTAAAGACCCTGAGCTTTTATTGTTGGGGTACCTTAGAATCCCACAAGCTATTGCCAGGTCTAGCCAAGCAATAATGAATACAACTAGATTGGCTACAAAAATTAAGCCAGCTTATGTACAGAGGTTTGAGAGTATGGCTGGAAGAGGTGCGGAAGGTGCTGCATTTGGTATGACATACGAAGCATTATACGACCTAACCTTTAAAGGGAAAATTGACCCAGACAACGTAGAACGTGGAGCAGCAGCTGGTGCGTTACTTGGTACTGCTTTTGGGGCTATATCAAAAACAGCGTCAGGTAGTTGGCTTACTGATAGAATCGGCTCAAAGAAAGCCGCTAGAAATATAGAGAGTGGCAAGTCTAAGATTAAGTCTGAAATTAAAGACGGTAAGACTGTATTTAAAACACAAGCTGAAAAAGAGATTGTGCCAGATAAAGAGGTAATAACAACTACACCAAAAGGACTTAGCTTACAATCTAAAGCTGATAATTGGTTGGAAGCAATTAAAAAAAGACAGGTATCCGAATATACTAAGCACGCTGAAAAAAGCAAACTTACTGTTGGTCAGTTTAATAAAGATGTTGCAACTATGGGGGCAAGGGCAGAGGAGATTATTGCTGCCAGAGCTGCTGTAATAATGAAAAAAAATCCTGGTATGTCTAAACTTGAAGCAAGAGCATTGGCAGCAGAAGGTAGGGCAAGAGCATTATTCGGGTCTGAATATAAAGGTAATACAAAAAGTAAAGGTGCTGACGAGTTCATTGCTAATAAAGAAAAGCAGTGGGGTAAAGAAGCTATTGAGCGTGGCGATGACACACTACCGCCACAAAAGTTTGCTAATGAATTTGAACAACCTATGGGTGGGGAGCTTCCTAAAGCCCCTATAAATGCAATAGCTAAGTGGGGTGCTGGTGG